CTTCGTCGCCACCAGCGGGTGCATGATCACGGCGATATTCTTGACATTCACCTTGTTCGCAGCGATCCGCCCGACCGCCTTCACGATGGCCGTGAAAATGTCGTCCGTGCTGATCGCAGTCGACGCCACGGCGGCCGTGCTCGTGATGCCCGTCGGCGCCGTTCCGCCGCCGCCATAGAACACGCCCGTGTCATACGCCTCGCCGATCGCCCCGGCCATGCCATTGCGCACGTACTGCTCGACGCTCGGATTCGAGTCGACCAGCAGGTTGTTGCTCAGCTTGGCCAGCGCCGTCAGGTCGCGGGCAATGAGCTGCTTCTGCCCGGTCGTCGCGTCGCCCGCCGTGGTCAGCGCGCTGCCCTCCGTCGCCCAGCCCGCCGAGAAAGTGCCGATCGTCGGCGAGTCCTCGACTTTGCTGGTCATCGGGTAGATCACCACGCCCGGCAGTTCGCGCGAGATGATGGCCTGGTACAACGCCTCGACCACCAGCGACGTCTGAATGTGCGGGATGAAATGCTCGCCGACCGCGCTACCCGTGGTGGTCAGCATGGCCTTGAAGGCTTTCACCGCGTCGCCCGATCCGTCGAACTCCAGTTCCTGGTCCTTGCCCGAATACGCCAGGTTGAACCGGATCATCCCGCCCGGAACCGCCTTGGCCGCTTTGACCGCCATGTACAGCGGCATCGGGTCCGTCTTGGGTTTGATCACTGTGGGTGCTCCAAACGACGGGCGGCGCGCAGCGATGAGCATCGGCTCAAACCGCTTCACTGTCGCCTTCACCGCAGTGTCCGCAGCCGCTTTCACGGCCGCATCGAGCTGCTCACGCGTCCACGTCTCCGGCTTGGCCGGGTCAGCGCCGGCCGCGTCGGCCCCGTCCGTCTTGGCTTGGACGGCCTGGCCCGCGCCGGTCTGGGCGCTGCCTTGGACGCCGCCCTGGGCGGACTCATCCGTTTGCGCAGCCACATCGCTTGCCAGCTTCGCCTTCACCGCCGCCTCAGCCTCCGTCACTTTCGCGGCCACTGTCGCATCGATCAGGGCCTGCAATTCCTCTGGTGTCATTCGCTCCATTCCCTCTCGCGTTATTCAGCGGGCCTATCAATCCCCGCCCGCCGCGCGTTGCAATAACCCCCTGGCCTTCAGCGCTTCCTCGACCTTCAGCGTGACCAACACCTTCAGTTGGTCCGGCGTCAGGGCCAGCACGTCAGCCTTGGCGGCTAGTGGTTGTGTTGCCTGGTCCCCGGTGACAGCCGCGATCGTCGCAGCGTCCTCGGAGTTCATTTGCTCCTCGACCGGGAACTCACTCATCATCCCGTCAATCGCCTGCATCGCATCGCCCAGCGCCGTGCGCATCTCACGCATACGCTCCCGCGTCAGGCGGGAGTACTTGGCCCCTGCTTTGGCAGCAGTGGCCGCAGTAAGAGCAGTGGATGGAGACGAATCGCCCGGATCATCCGATTCAGATCCCAGGTCGGAGAGTGCTTGCTCGAACATGGCGCGCACCGCCGGCATGGCGATGGCGCGCGGATTGATGGCCGTTCCGGCGGTGCTTGCGTCCATCAGACTCAAGCCCGCCACCGGCCACGAGGACACGCGGCCTGGCCGTCCCACGATGCCCACCGGTCGCACCAGGTGCGACACCGCATCCGAGGACGCCGTCACCTTGCCCTTGACCGCGTCGTTGTAGATCGTCTGTGAAATGGACTTGGCCTTGTTCAACGTCGCCCGGAACCATTGCCCGGCCCCATCCCGCACCGTCTTGACCGCCCAGCCGATCAGCTCGACGATCGGTTCGCGCATCTCGTCGAACCCGTGGTGGTAGTACACCGGCACCGCCGGCAGATCGCCCAGGTGCGTTCGCTCGTCAAATATCTGCCCCTGCCGATCCTGGCCATGCGGCACGCCCAGCACGTCCAGCGTCAGCTCGCCGTCCGCCGACGCCACCGCCTTCACGGCCAAGACGCCATCCGTATGTCCGGCTGACTGCTGACCGCGGTCCAGGACCGCGCTGACTTCTGATTCCTCTGCCTTGCCGGCATGCTCCCCTGGCCACTGCCCCGTCGCCTCGAAGTGCGCCCGAGCGCAGATCGCCGCGCGTGCCTCATCGTCGTAGCTGGCCAGTTCCTCCGCGCTATCGCACTTCTCCCAGAAATGGGGGTCGCTGCCGTAGGTCTTCACCAGATGCTTGGCCAGGTTCGCCACGTCGCCGGCCTTCGCCGCACTTCCGAGCTGCTCCGCAATCGCAAACGGGTTCACCCGCGTGATGCCCATGCTCTGCATCTTGTCGGCGCACGGCACACACAGCACCCGCACCTCGTCCACCGTGAGCCACGCCTTGGCCGCATGTTTGTTCGCCTCGATCGCGGCAATCATGCGGTTGGCCATGTACTCATTGCTGGTGCAGCCGAGCTTTTCCCCCGTCTCTTTGAGGTACACGCAGGTGGGCTTGTCGCCTTTGCCGTCTTGTTTGATGTCGTAGGGCATGTTTGTTTGCCTCAAACCGTTGCCCCAGACCCGCGCGTGAAAAACAAAAACGGCGCAAGTCTGGATTCACCAAACTTGCGCCGTGGCGATGCAGCATCGCAATGGCTTCAGGTTCGCCTCGCGCCGGCTTGCGCTCAATCGAGCTTCAGGCCAGCGAGGTATAAGCTAATAATAGAACGCTCGTTCGCGAATGTCAAACGTCAGCGATCCGCCTCCCTCTCCCCTCTGAGGGGAGAGGGCCGGGGTGAGGGGTGAAACGCGCCCCTCTACAACCTCATCCCCGCGCACATCACCCTTGCCGGCACCCGTGGCGCACACCACCATGCCTGCCGCCCAAACGCCGGCGCCACATCCCGTCTCCGGGTCCGCCGCCGATCACCGGCCCTCGCCCGCACCCGCGCCTGGGCCAGCTTCTCATCATCTCCCCACAGCGCCCGAATCAGATCACGCACGCTGCTAGACTGCCGGGCCGCCCGAATCCCGCTCGCCAGACCGCTTGCGACTTCCTCGCCGAGCTGCGCAAACGCCTCGCCTATACTCTGACACGCCCTTTGCATCGCCGGCATGCACTCCCGCCAGAAGGCCACCACGCGATCCATCGCCTCTTTCACGGCCTGCGCCAGTTGCCGACCCCACTCCTCCCACAACTCGGCGGCGTACTGCGCAGGATCGCTGATCGTAGCCGCGTCGCCCGACCAGTCCACCAGCCCACGTAACTCGTCGCCGCTCAGCGTGTCCAAAAACACCTCAATGTGTTCCAGGCCGCGCGGCGACACGTACCGCCGATACTCCGCTCTCAGCCGTCCCATTGGGTCCATGTCGTTTGGGTTGAGCATGAGATGTGTCCTCTGTTGACTCTGCCGTTGCCGCAACGGTCGACGCCGGCGTCGCCGACTCTGGCGTCGCAGACTCCAGCCGGCTGATGATGGCTCCGATCTCGGCCAGGCTGTCACGCAACTGCTTCCGCTGACGATAGAGATACGCCAACACTTGCGCGCTGTCAACTCTGTCGGACGTGCCGTGTAAGTTGATTGCGTTCACGGTCACTCCTCGATCAACTTGACCTGCAATTCGCCCAGCACGGCCTCGGCCATCGCCTCGCGCTGCGGCGCCGTCGAGTCCCATGCCTTCTGCATGAAGTTGTTGGGTTTGATCCCAGGATGCATCACCCGCTTCGCGAGCACCATTTCGCCCCCGACCGAAAATGCCAACACCTTTGCCCGTACCGGCTCAATCGGGTACTTGGCTCGGTTTGGACCATACAGGCCCGACCCAAACAACAGCGACCGCACCACCACCTCCGGCCGCTCGCGGCTGCCGATAGTCACCTCCAGCCGCACCGTGGGCTTGTTCGCATTGATGACCTTGACTTCGAGCGAGTTGGCCAGTTTGCCGGTCTTCCACGGGATCTCGCGCAGCAGGTGAATCTCCAGGATGTCCCGGTAGTCCGTCAGCTTGGCCGTGGTGATCCTCGACACCTCCTTGCCCGCCGCGCTGAACCGCTTGGCATACGCCACCAGATCATCGGCATTGATCGTCAGCAGGTTCGTCTTGCCGCCCTTGGCCATTAGCCCACCTCCATGTTCACCAACACCCGCACGTCACTCGCGCGGTACGCTTGCCCGGCCACGATCACGACTGGCGATCCCTTCTCGGCCTTCACCGCTTCGCCATTCGGCCCAACGAACACACCGAACCGCTTGATCGCCTCGATCGGCTGCCGTGAGTCGTCTGGCAGCACCGCTGTCTGGCCCACAAAATCCGTGACCGGCATCTCGGCGCTCAGTGTCCCGCCAGGCACAGGTCCAACGATCCGGGTAGCGCCCCCGCTCAGCGGGAACACCTCGTGCTCATTCCCCCACGCCAGCGTCAACGCCGCAAACGTGATCCGCGCGGGGAGCGCCGGCGGAGGCGGCGTGGTCAGCGCCAGGTCCGGCGTCGGCATGTCCTTGGGTAGATACGCAAACGTGATGTGCGGTGTGAACCCGTGCAGGTCGGCAATCCCGAAGCCGGCCTTGCCCAGCGCCTCGACCAGCTCGTGCCGGAACGCTGGCAGGTCCGCCGAATCGAAGTTCGCATACAGCGCGTCTGCTTCGGCGCCCGTAGCGGTGAACCGGCCCACCCCGTTCACCGTGCCCGTGATCGGATAGTGCGCGTCTGCAAACAGGTTCACCGCCCCGGCGAGCTGCACCCGCCGGTCGGCCAGGTCCGTCGCCTGCCCCACAAACGCCAGCGTGACGTGCAGCGTATCCTCGCGCTGAACCTCAGCCGGCAGCTCGTCGGCCGTCGGCGCGATCTGCCGCGCATCGTGGGTCGACAAGAAGAACCCGATCATCACCCCATCACGCGGCTCCATCGGCGCCGCCTTTGCCGCCGGAGAGCCCGCCGGCACGCCGCCCGGCCCACCCTGGCCAGTCCCGGCCCGATCCATCAACCGCTGGCTGATCACCATCACATCATCCGCAGCCGGGTTATCGATCCTCTGCATGCCCAACCGCTCCCGGCCCTCGTTCACGCTCCACAGCCCGCCCGTCACGCCCGTCCCAGCCGTCTCCACCTTCGTCCGATCCCGCTCCACCGCCTTCGTCTCGTCGTCCTGCAACGCCGCCACCCCGCTGAGGTCGGCCGCCAAATACAGCCCCTCCTCCTTGCTGCCGGGATAGTGCGCCCACAGCAAGTAGAACGTGTGCACCTCCGCCATGCGCGTCGCCTCGGCGATGCCGCACGTCTGCCAAAAGTTCACGCTCTGCTGGAGTGCGTTGGCCAGCACACTCGCATCGCTGTAGTCGCCCATGAGCGACGGCGGCACCCAGTACGCCGCCGCAATCTCATGGATCAGCCGCTGCATGCGCAGCTCACGCTGTTGCTGTTCCGCCGTCAGCGTCCCCTGCTCATACGAAAACCCAAACGGCAGGAACGCATCGTCGCCGGCGTTGCGCGGGTCGGCCCGGTGCGACCGCCACTCCTGCATGAACCGCTCCGAGTCCCCTTCGATCTGGTTGAAGTTCACGCCCACGATGCCGCCGCCCTGGCCGCCGCGCTTGTCCAAACTCTCCTGCGTCAGATCAGCAAGGTTGTAACGATTGATCGCCGCGATCGCCGCCGCCGTCGGCGACCGCGCCTCGCGCGGGTCCGCATCGTCCATGTAGTAGTCGCGCATCACCCACTCGACCGGGTAGAACTGGCCGGCATATCGATATCCCCGGATGAACGTGTGCGGGTCCGGCACCTTCTCCACCAGGTGCGCCGGCAGGATGTACAGCTCTTTCGGCTCATCGTCCAGGCCGGGCACGATCAGCGTGTAGGCCGTGCCATGGATCGCCTTCTGCCGTTGGATCTGTTCGCGATAGCTCGTCCTGTCCAGGTTGACCGGGTTGACCTCGACCAGCAGATCGAGCACCGGGTGTTCGAGGACCTCCTCCGGTTTGTCGGTAGGCTTCTCGGGTTTCTTGTACAGCTTCATCGGTACGCTCGCGATGGCCATCGCCCGCGCCGTCACCGCATTCGAGGCCCACGTGTTGTACTTCACCGCATGGATGTAGCCCAGTGGCGTGTCCGGGTACACGATGTTCCGTCCGACGCCGGCCTCCATCGCCGTCAGCCACATCTGCGAATAGCTCATCCCGAACCCCGCCGTCACCGGCCCAGCCGCCTTCACCGCCAGCGCCGTATCTCCCTCTCCCTTTGAGGGAGAGGGCTGGGGTGAGGGCGGCGCATCACCGCGTGTGCCTATCACGGCCGTGCCCACCGCCGGCGCACCCACCGCCGGCGCACCCCCCAGTCCCATCCTCTGCCCAATCCGCTGAAACACGTTTTCCATGCCTACTCCCAGTTACGTTTTACGGATTACGTTTTACGCATCAGAACCCGTACTTCTGCCTCGTAATGGCGGCCAGCGCCACCGCATCCCCGCTATCCGGCGATCGCCCGATCCGTTTCCGAATGTCTTCCTTGTCCTCGATCTGGATGCCGCCCACGTTGATCTCGTACCGCGCCGAGCACAGGTCCGCCAGCAGCTCCCGGTCGTCCGGCAGACACACCTCGCTCCCACCCTTCTGCGACGGGTCCAGCGCCTCGCGCAGCTTCCAGTAACTCTCGGCGCGCACGTTGTACAGCTTCAGCCGTCCGCTCTTGTCCGTCGAGTTAACCCGCTCCGCGAAATTGATACCCGCCACACCTTTGGCCGTGCGCCTGAGCACGTCATAGGCCGAGCTGCCCAGGCCGATCACGTCGATGTTGATCGCGCTGTCATCCTGGTGTTCCTTCATGACCAGCGTGGCCACCGCCGGCCCGTCCGGCGTCATCGCGCCCGGATACTTCACCAGCGGCCCAAACCAGTTCCCCCACCTCGGCGCAATCACCGTCTTGTCGGCCCCGCCGCGCGCCACGTCCACGCCCAGCGTCGTTTGCTTCACGTCCGGCCTCGGCGTCTTCCGTCCGCGCTCCATGGCCGCCATCACCCACGCCGTCGGGATCACCTGGTACGGGTGGTCCTCCGCCCGCGCCTGGAAGTCACCCTTGAGCAGTTGCGATCGCAACGGCTCCGGCAGGCTCTGCAACACCGCCTCGTAGTCCGTGCCGCTCAGAAACACGTTGTCACTCAGCCGCGCCGGGATGAACGTCCGCGATCTCGGCTTGATCGTGTCACCCTTGTGCTCAAACGGCGCGCCGCTCTCGACCTCGACGTCCTTCTTATCGATGACGGCAAACCAACGCAGCTCGCCGGGCCTGGCCGGGTACGGGTGCTGCGAGTTCAACCACGGCGCCCAGTAGTGGATCACCCACTCGCCTTCGGTGTTCGTTGGCGGGTTGCCTGCCGACAGCACCCGATTGCGCTGTCCCGGCACCGTCGATCGGGTCCACCCAATCAGAAACCGGTAGATCGATTCCGAAAACTCAGGCAACTCATCGAAGCATTTCAAATCGTGGGCGCGACCCTTATATTTGTTCTTATCGTCTTCGAGGTGCACCGCGCCGAACTCCAACGTGCGAGGCGGGCCGCCATCACCGGGCAATGACCGCCAGATGCGGTCCTGCCCGTTGTAGGCCCCACGTTCGCCGATGATCTCCTTCGACCTCGCCACGATATCCTTCAGTTGCGGGTAGTCCCGCCGAAATATGATCGCCTTCCGATGCAGCGACAGCGCTGCGCCGATGAGCAGGTCACTTTTCCCACCCCCGGCGCTGCCGCCGAAGAACACTTCATCCGCCGGGCTGAGGATCGCCTGCCACTGCGGTTTGCTTTGCGGCATCCACAGCGCCTTGCCCGCCACCACCCGCTGGAGATAGTCCAGCTCGTAGGGCCTCAGCGAGCGCAGCAACGGCTCGATCCCGTCGAGCGCCGGCATCGCGCGATGCTGCATCGCCGCCGGCGGATTCACCGTACTCATGGTCACCACTTGGGTCCGTCAACGCCGTCTTGTCTACGAACAGCCCATGCGCCCGGCCCAACAGCCCCAGCGCCGACTGCGCGTCATACAGCTCGATCTCGACACCGCCGTCCACCGCCTTCAGCTTCTTCACCAGGTGCGCCACGCCGCGCGACTCGGCCCGGTGCAGGTCCACCGTCCAGATTGGGGCCTGCGTCTCGCTGGGGTCCTGACCGCCATCCCCACGTTCGCGGGAACCACGCTCGCGAGCACCGCGCTTCTGTCGCCGCTTCTCCGTCTGGGTTGGAGGGGGCTGGTGGAGGGCCACAAAGTCCATCATGTTGCCGCGCGCCTGTTCCGTCAGCCGGGTCAGAACCTCGTCCGCGCTCATCGTCAGCTCGGTCAGCCGCTCGGCGATGGCCTCC